AGGCGTACTACTTTTCGCACACAATAGTCGTCAGATAGACTATGCCCGTATGGCAATGGTGTCAGGCGGCCTAGCAAAAAAACATCTAAAGGTTCCTGTTAGTTTAGTAACAGATGATTCAACTATTGCTTGGATGAAAGAATCTAACATACATTCAAAAGCAGTAGACCTTTTTGATAAAATTATATGTGTGCAAAGACCAGAAACAGTACAGAATCGTAGCCTACACGATGGTAATGAAAGAATAGTCGCTCCTTTTAATAACAGTAATCGACCAAACGTTTACGAACTTACTCCTTATAACAGAACGTTATTAATTGACAGCGACTATTTTATCTTTTCAAATAATCTTTCAAACTATTGGGATGTAGACAGTGATATTTTAATTTCACCAGAGTACAATGATATTGTTGGAAAACAAAGAATAGGGTATCACGATGTTTATATTTCTGATACAGGTGTAAAACTTCTTTGGGCAACCACAGTTATGTTTACTAAAAATGAAAACACAAAAATATTTTTTGATTTAGTAGAACATATTAGAAAAAATTATTCAAAGTTTGCTGACATTTTTAGATTTGATAATAGAATTTATAGAAATGATATTTCTTTTAGTTTAGCAAGACATATTTTATACGGATTTGAAACTGATGATGATTATAGTTTACCGCCTGTTTTATCAAGCATTGACAGAGATTTAGTTTATGATGTTGATACAGATGGTAAGATTACATTTTTATTGAATAATAATCTTGGAAATAGTTTTACAGTAGCGAGTGTTAAAGACAAAGACATTCATATTATGAACAAAGCATCTATCACAAGAAATATAGACAAGTTAATGGAGTTAATATGAATTTCGGATACTTAATTTTTGTTAATGAATCAGAAACAAGCAATTACTCTAAACTTGCTTATGCTCTTGCTCTTAGTATTAAGAATACACAGAAAGAAGGGTATGATAAAGTTGCTTTAGTAATTAATGATAAAAAATATATAGAGCAATATACTTCAACTTGGGTGTTTGATAAAGTTATTGAATGGCAAGGACCCGAAGGATGGGACGTAAGATCGCATATGGATGAACTTACTCCGTGGGAACACACAGTTTGTCTAGATGCCGATATGTTGTTCTTAAGAGATTATAGCCATTGGATTGAATACTTTATTGAAAACAGTGTAGAACTTTATATTCCTCACACTGCTTATACATACAGAGGCGAAGAAGTTGTTAATAGTCCTTACAGAAAGTGTTTTACAGCAAATGAGTTGCCTAACTTATATTCTTTTTACACATTTTTTGTTAAAGACAGTAAACTTTGTAAAGATTTCTTTAATCTAGGTCGAAGTATAATTAAAAATCCTACAGAATTTACAAATAACTTTTTACAAGGATACAAGCCAAAGATATTAGGAACCGATGAAGCATTTGCATTGTCAGCAAAACTATTAGATATAGAATCTGATATTTCTTACCCATTAAATTTTCCTAAAGTGGTTCATCTAAAAGGTGGTACACAAAATTGGCCTTGGCCTGCAGACAATGCAACTGATCACGTAGGTTTTTATTTTGATAAAAAAGCAAAATTAAAAATAGGTAGTTACCAACAGCACGATATTGTACACTATGTAGAAAAAGATAGAGTAACATTAGAAACAATTAATGTATTGGAGGAGATAGCGTGGAAAAAGTAAGAGATGATCTTCCAGATTTTGATGAATGGTTAGCAAATTATAAGCCACCTGTTATAAAATATCTTGCAGGTTATGATCCTGAATCAGGTCAAGTTAGATCTATAGGCCCAGATTATAGCATTAATGATAAGCACGTGATTGAAGTTGAAACCGATCTAGCAGAAAAAATTATTTCTGGCGAAATTAAACTTAATAAATGTTTTATCGACACAACATCGGGTCAAATGGAAATAACCGAAGTAAAAAATCTTCACAAAATTGATGATATTTTACATAGAGTAATAGATGTTAAATGGGCAGACATAGAAAAACCAGACATATTTGTAACAGCAGATACAAAAAATAAAACACTAACTGTTGAACTAAGTGAAGAATACGGTGGAACTAGAAAATTAAATGAAGATGTAGTTAAAAGAAAAATATTTTGGGATGGCGAAACCAACGTTAATTTTTTAATAACATCCTATAATGATCCGCACATAATATTTGATAGTTTAGATACTAAATTAAACACTTTAACAGATAGTATTGTTTTTAAAAATGTTAAGTTTCCAGAAGATTTCAGCGTTTATACAAGAAGATTATTCAAGAATTATGTATTAGAGGTATTATGAGAGTTATAGAGTTTGACGTTTTCTTTTTAAGTTATGACGAACCTAATGCTGAAGAGCATTATGCAGATCTATGTAATAAGGTTCCGTGGGCCAAGCGTATACACGGAGTAAAAGGTTCGGATCACGCACACAAAGCAGCAGCAGAACAATCAGAAACTGATTGGGTGTTAACTGTTGATGCTGATAATATTGTGTATCCAGAGTTCTTTGATGTCGAAATAGATATGAACAATCCAGATATTAGAGCATACAGTTGGTGTGGTAAGAATAATGTTAACGGACTGCGTTACGGTAATGGCGGATTAAAACTTTGGAATAAAGATCACGTGCTTAATATGAAAACTCACGAAAATGCTGATTCAGAAAGAGCTCAAGTTGATTTCTGTTGGGAAGAAGGATATAGAAATTTTCCTAAAACATTCAGCGACACAATTATAAATCATACTCCTTATATGGCTTGGAGAGCAGGATTTCGTGAAGGTGTTAAAATGACACTAGACGGAGGATTAAAAGTACCGCCGCAAGAGTTGTCTAGTAGATTATGGTGGCACAATTTACACAGATTACGTATATGGAGTACAGTAGGAAGTCACGTAAACAACGGATTGTTTTCTATTCTCGGTGCAAGACAAGGAAATTATCTTACAAACTGTACAGATTGGGATCACGTTCGTGTTAGAGATTTTGAATTGTTAAAAGAAGAATATGAAACACACGCTAAAAAGTTTGAAAACAATCAAGACGAGCTAGTAGAAGAAATAAAAAGACTAGGCATAGAAATAAAACAGAAACTAGGATTTAATTATCCTTACTTTGATATAGATATGAGTAGATATATTACAGATTTATATGACGAATCTATAAACCTAGGAACAACATATTACAGTCAAACCTATGTATGATTTATTTTTTGTTAGTGACGGTGATATAAATGAAAGTGTTTGGAATAATTTCAAACACAGATTTCCCAATGCACAAAAAATAGAAAATTGTAGTAAGTTTGAAACTGTTGCAAATAAATCTCTAACAAAACATTTTTGGGTAGTGTGGGATAATATTAATTTAAATGACAATTTTCTTTTAGATTATAAAATACCTAAGTGGGATGAAAAATATATTCACGTATTCCGCAATGGATTGTATTATGACGGTGTTTGTTTGTTTCCTAAAAATTCTAAAGTTTTACAAAGAGAATGGGACTACAGATTTTTTACAAATAAAAAAGAAATAGATGTACAAGCATCTTCACCTTGCAGGTATGATGTTGCTTTTATTTCTTATAAAGAAACATTTGCAGAACAAAATTATAATAAACTTTTAAAAAAAGCACCAAATGCTGTATGGGTTAAAGATGTAAAAGGTATACATCAAGCACATATTACTGCTGCTAAGGAATGCAAAACTGAAATGTTTTATATAGTTGATGCTGATGCAGAAGTAATGGATGATTTTAATTTTGATATGCAGATACCATATTATGATTTCAATGCAAGGAAAACAGTTTATGTTTGGCGAAGCAAAAATCCTGTTAATGATTTAGAATATGGGTATGGCGGAGTAAAATTATTTCCTAGACAAATGACAATTGATATGGATATATCTAAACCTGATATGACAACAAGTATCAGTAATAGTTTCAAAGCGATGGATACTGTTGCAAATTCGACAGTTATTAATACTGATCCGTTTACTGCCTGGAAGAGTGCATTTAGAGAATGTGTGAAACTAGCCAGTAAAGTAATTGATAGACAGGATAATACAGAAACCGAAGAAAGATTAAATGTATGGTGCACCAAAGGTAAAGATGCCGAATACGGAGAATATGTGATTAGAGGAGCAATAGAAGGTAGAAAGTTTGGTGTTGAAAACAGCAACAAACTAGATCAATTAATGTTAATCAATGACTTTAATTGGTTGAAGGAAAGATTTAATGCAAGATAAAGAAAGAATACAAAGTTTCGAGCCAATGATGGATGAAGTTTCGCCTACGTTTTGTTTGGCTAAATGGCATCACACAACAATATATTTGCAAACAGGTGAAACACACAGTTGTTACCATCCGGCTCCTCATAAGATTCCGCTAGAGGGACTTGAAGATAA